CCTAAGAATGGTTCTCTATACTCAGTATATTCTCTAAGATTAGGAAAGTATTGTGCCATCTTAGAGACTGCTCTAGATTTGCCTCCTGGATACCTTAGAGGAGTTTTCAATCCCTTCTTCATAATTAATACTCTCTATGCTCCTCCATATAATGATCCCTCAATGTACCACTCATTAAAGTTTCACTAATCTCACCATTGGGTGTTGTAATTGTAGGTTCTACATGATCATTCTTCTCACCAAACTTCCTCTTAGGTAATGTTGCTTCCCATGCAGCAATCAATACCTCCAACTCTTTTATTCTTTCTTTTGCTTGTGCTATTTTATCTTTGGTGTTCATTTGAATACCTCAAATCCTAAGTCATTTAAACCTTTACTTTTACGTGTTGGATAAACAGAAACACTTGTCTTCATTTTACCTTCTTTATTAAGACATTGAGCAACATCAGCTACTATAAGATTATCATTAGTTACATCATGCACAACCAAATAACCCCAAGCATCATCAGTATAGTTACCACTTGTAGTTCTAGTTCTTTTTAACTTAACATTATTTTGATTTCTATTTTTACCTATAGGATTAAATCTTTTAACTTGTATTTTTATAGCATTCCTTTCTATCATATAATCCCATCCTCTATCCAATGTTGGAGAAAGAAGTTGTTGATCCTCATTCTCAATCCATGAATGATACCTAGAAGCAAAGAACTCCTCACTAGCTTGACCCCTTACCCTTGATAATTGAGTCTGTTTATAATTTGCAGGTTCATTATTCATTTGAATTTACACTCCACCATAATTTCAGTAAGACATGCAAGCATGTTTATTTCCTGATCTGCGACGAAAGCAATCTGGTACTGATACTTAGCAATAATAAGAACAGCAGCAGGTATACTGCCAGGGACCAAGGCTGCATAGAGAGAATCGTAAATACGACGTAGTAATACGCTAGTATCATTGTCAAGATTATCAACAACCCACTTGCGTACTTCAGTGAAATTTTTTTCTTTAAGGTTTTTAAGAAGGTCATTTACTTGAACATCAGTAAAAGTTGCTAGTATACCACTATCTATCTTACCACCTACAGAATATCTTTGACACTCATTCAATACTCTCCTCCAATCAGGAAAGTGTTTATTGATAAGTTGTGCTAAAACTTTTTTATCTACTTCAACTCTTTCTTGTTCCAAGATTGTGTTAAGACGCTTGAAAAAGCATGTTGCGATTTCTTGCTTTTCTTTTCCTTTGATTCCAAACTCAATGACTGCACATCTGCTGTGGAGTGGTTCAATGATTTTGTTCTTGTAATTACAGGTAAAGATAAATCTGCAGTTTCCACTGAACTCCTCAATACTCGCTCTAAGAAGGAGTTGTACGTCGGGAGTGGTATTGTCTGCTTCATCAATGATGATGACTTTATGCTTTGACTCGCTGCTAAGAGAGACTGTAGACGCGAAGTTCTTGGCGTTATTCCTAACAGTGTCAAGAAACCTGCCTTCATCTGATCCATTAATGACATAAACATCTACTCCTAATTGATTACATAATGCCTTAGCTACTGTAGTCTTGCCACATCCAGCAGGACCAGCAAGAAGTAAATTTGGCACTTCTCCTTTATCTAGGAAATCTAGAAAAGTCTTTTTAGTTTGTTCTGGTAGAATACATTCTTCAATTGTTTTGGGTCTGTATTTTTCAACCCACAAAAATTCATCTCTCATAATTTAGATCCAATCTGGTTTTCTGGATGTGTCAAATATTCTAAAACTGCACTATCAATCATACTATACAAACTCTCCCATGACAATGTATCTCTTAGTTCAGATGCTATCTTACTTATATCATCCCCATCAAGATACTCACCTTTTACTATCTTTTCAGAATAATCACCATACTGGGTTAAGAGTTTTGCTCTTGCTTCTACCAACTTATTAAGGTTGATAGTAATCTTTACATCAGTATCAATCATAACCAATCTGGTTTTCTAGATGAGTCACGTAAATAATTAGATGCAGCCCAAGGTTTAGATGCAATGTATCTTTTGTAGGCAGTAAAGATATCAATGGTCTTATCATGTTTGAATTTATCAGGACCTGCAAAGGTAAATGATTTTGGTGTGGTTGGTTTTCTAAGAGGAATGATACTTGCTGCCTCTTCTATGGCACTTTGACAACTATGAACCTTACCATACCTATGTGTATACTCTTGACACAATCCCAAACCATGAGCAATTAACCACCAAGTATTAGTAAGTGATTCATTTGCCCATATTGTGCAAGGATGATTACGAAATGCACCCCTGTCTGTCCTGTATGGTTCACCATTGATACGATGTATCTCACCATAACCATGACCCCACTTATCAGAGCAAACTAGAGAAAGCATTTGACAGGTCTCTAGTGGCATCTTGACAATGTGTTTGTCAGGCAACACCTGAGCAGACACATAGGGTGATGGATCAGTAACAAAAATATTCATTCAGATGCTCTCCACTCTTTTCTCATCATAACATACTCTGTGCTCTTTGCCACAATGTTTCTTATTTTCTTAAAAATACCTGCAGATTGTGCATACTTGCTTGTAGCATGATCTGGTTCTTGTGGTCTAACATTACCTTCACTATCATACTTCCTACCATCATTATGGTTGGCATATCTTCTTGCTCTTGTAAACCCCATCTCAAGGAATTTACGACACATATCCATGCCTATAAAATCACCATCATTTAGATAGTTCTCATACATGGAATAGATTTTATTACTAGATACTATTGCTTCATTAGGAGTCTTGAATCTCCAATGAGCGCATATATCGTTAGTATAAGGGCGTACCAATAACACTCCTTGTTCCCCCCTTCCAATGCGATAAAGTTTGCGAGTTTCTTCATCTGTAAAATCAAGGGTTTTGTAATCAAGGTCATAATCAAATTCCTTCATTTTTTGGTGGTGTTGCTTCTTGTCCTGTTTATTATACTGATAAATTTATCTCCAGCAAAAGTCCCTCCCAAACAGACATCAATCTCATCTCCATCTTTCCAATTAGTTTCACCATTCATTTTGGTGTGTTGCATTGCTATTGCAATCTTGTCAATGACTTCTTGAGTTAGTCTCATTATCCAAAGGTAGAATCAGGTTCTAGAGCTATATAATAACGCAAATCACAGTCTTTGTTGGTAAACTTGGACAGTAATTTTTGTGACACAACCACTTCATAAGTGCCTGGTAAAATCTTAATATTCTCAATCTTAAAGTTAAAAGTAAACTCCTTATCAGTCTCTCCAACTATGACAGAGAAGTCATTTGATGTATCATTCTTCTTATCTCTTACCAATAATTTAACCACACCTGCTTCACCTATGACTGCTAAATCAGGTAATTGATAGATACCTGCTGCCTTAAGCAGTTTATCTAACTGTTGAGTGCTCAACTCAAAACTGACATCCTCAGTGGGAAGAGTGATTTCCTTATCTGGTGGAGTAATAATAACTTGAGGATCAGCAAAGAAATACTTAGATCTCATCTTGCCTTCCTTAATCACCACATGACCATCATTCTCAAAATCTAACTCTGGACTCTGATGCAATCCTAGTCCATTTAAAAACTGATTTAAATCATAGATACCAAAATCTTTTGGCAACTCTTCATCTACTGTTGCTTCAGCAAGTATATTCTTCATAACACTTATAGTGCGAAGTTTACTCCCTTGCTTAAACAGAATAGACTGATTAATTGTAGAGAAGTTTTTAAGAAGTGATAATGTATTATCAGAAAGTTTCATAGCCACGGGTCGTAGTTTCATTTAATTGCCCACTGAAGTGATAAAGTAGGAGTGAATAGTGTAGTGCTTTTAGTATATCACGTTTTGCTTGTCCCTTCTTATCATACCTACTCAAATACTTAATGGCATTGGATCTACAGAATGATTCTGCATCTCCCACTGACTCAATAAGATCAAGTGTTTGAACATTATTCTCTTTAGAAGTATAGTGTCCATTGTATGTTGTAGAAATATAATCTTGAAGAGCTTTGATAGACTCATCTTCTTTATATTTTCTAGGATTATTTGATTCTATACCAGGTTTTGGTGTAGTAAAGTGATGAGCAGCAGCATCATCATTATCTGCTAGAAAATTTTGAGCATGTGGCCAAGTATCAGCATATACTGCATCAGCATCTGTTTTAAGAACTGTACCAGGTTCCATATATGCTAAAGCTGGGTCCATATCAAAATTGATACCCTCTATACCACTTAAATTTAATGTCTCATGATTGCTAGTATCAATAGTGATGTTTTCAGTTTGATTAGTAAGATCAAAGTTAACAAAATCTCCCATTGATGCTGTATTACCTGATCCCACATTAAAAGTTTTTTGACTCATTCCATCTTCTCCATAAAGTTCATCATAAAGTAAGCTCCATGCATTAACCATAACACTATTCCTCCACTTTGTCAATGTCTACATCTGCATCTACTTTATCATATAATTCAAGAAATGCTTGCTTTGTTTCATCATCAAATCTATTGGTGCATACCTTGATTGCCTTTAACTTATCATTAAAGATACTATACGCTCTGATGATATGAACCAATCTTCTAGTTGAAATTACTTCATCAATACCACCATCATAGAATGTTCTTCTAATAATATCTGCCCAATCTACAAGATGCTTGATATACTTGTCATCATGACATCCAACACTAGCAGAGTGTAATCTAAGTATCTTAGTCTCTATTGCAGGTGATGCATAGTCTTGCTCAAAGGTTACACAGAATCTTTCAAGGAATGCTTCATTCAATACATTTGTACCAATGAATCTACCATCATCAGAACCCTTACCCTTTGTATTAGCAGTAGCAATGATATTGAAACCTGCTGCTGGTTGAACAAACTTACCAATCTTCTTAAGGAACAATCCCTTACCTTCTAATACTGGTTGCAAGCAAAGTATCTTGTTAGATGCAAGATCAACTTCATCTAGTAATAGAACTGCACCTCTTTCAAGTGCTTCAATTACAGGACCATTGTGCCATACAGTAGCACCATCAACCAATCTAAATCCACCAATCAAATCATCCTCATCAGTCTCAATGGTAATGTTAAC